CAGCGGCTGGAGCCTCTGGTATATCACCCTCTACTGGAGCTTCTCCTTCAGCTGCTGGACCACCTCCAAATTCTGGTATACCTCCAGCTCCACCTCCACCTCCAGCTCCACCACCCATATCACCTTCCATGGCTTCACCATCACCAAGACCCCCGGCAATCATTTGCTCTTTCCAGTTCGGCCCGAGTGTTTGAATCTGGGCTAACTCCCACTGCATCTCTGCATCTTTTCTTAAGAACTCTCTGTTAGCAAGGACGTCTTTATCCTTCCAACCAAGATACTTCTTCTTAGCGTATGTCTCCGAGATAAACTCACTGGCTGCTAATGTATTATAATTACCAGCCTTAAGCTCTAGTCTCTGATTCTCTCTAATTTCAAAGTAGTTAGTAGGTACATTAAACTCAACCTCTATATTAGTTTCGTTAAGATCGTATTTCTCAAACAACCCGATCAATTTAAGGTGAGTAATGAACCCTCTCTTAAGTCCACCAGCGAACCTCTGTTGTTGACGTATAACAAACTTTGCAAATTTAAGCTCCTCTCTCAGAATTGTAGATGAATCTACTGTCTGATCTTCTGGATCAATTCTAGTTGCTGGTACTTTAAGAGCTCTATAAAGCTTCTTAATAAAGTACATTAAGTCACTTAACTCGCCTAGGTTAGCACCACCTTGTAGTTGATCGACAGATGTACCTTCAGATCCCTGTCGCTTTGCAAACCAGAAGGCATCAAGCATTGATTGTGGATTAAATTTCTTAACGACATCAGTTTGATCTAGGTCAAATGTCTTTCTTGACCAGTAATTCTGAATAAGCTTTCTCAAATACGCCTCAGCTTTTGGTGGCGGCATATTACCAACATCAACATTAAACACTAACCTCTCTGGCGCTCTAACTAGTCTATAGATAATGATGGCGTCCTCAATTAAGGATAATTGCCTGTAAGGTCTTCGAGCGTTTTCCAGGAAAGGTATAACAAACTCCTTTGTTTCATTATATACACCAGAACTAATATAGACGATCTGGTTACTATCCATTGGGATTAACTCTACCTTCTCAACCTTACCTGGGTTGGTTACGCTATAGATTGGCTTTTTATAAATATAACCCTTAACAAGCATGTTTTGCACGTTATTATAAACAGGGTCAATAACCTCAGCTGGTAAGTTAATTGCTCCAAGAATACCCTCCTTTACATATTCCTCATGTAATATAAGCTCAAAAAATACTTCTCCTTCAACAAGTAGTTGTCTAAAGTATTGCCAGCCTCTCTGTTTTAACTCGAAAAAATCGATATATTTATCAAACTCTGTCTCTATCTCGGACTTCTCATCAACAGTAAGATCAATGTTATCAAAAAGTACTTTTGCAACCTGATTTCTATCATCAGTGTTAATAGTCTCGTCACAAATCTCATCTAAAGCGTCAGCAACCTCAGAATATGCCGCCATAATACGATAATCACGCATACGACCTGGTTTATTCTCATCCAGGCTAGCATACATTATATCGGCGAAAGATGTATCCTTACCGAAGTCTCCAATGGGGATGTTGTTATATGGGTTTGACGAAGATACAGACGCTTTTGTAAGCGCCTCTGATCTCTTTGTACCTATACCCTTAAAGTGTTTATATTTTGGATTCAGGTTGTCTTCACCGTTAACGACACTTGAGTAGGGTAATCTATTCTGAATGTATTGTGTTAGGTTTCTACCAAATGTAGCTGCCCTTCCATCGTTGGAGACATAGTTTTTGTTTGAGTTTGCCATTTGCTTATTTATTTATTCTGCGATCATATAAAACCCACTTATAGTTGCTGTTGATGTCCAGCCCGCGGGATTATTAACTATAATATCCACCTTACCGGATCCGGATAAATACGGTACCGTAACATACATAGTGTTGTTTGACATGATATTATAGTTCTCTTCAGGTAATACAAAACCTGTTACTGGGCCTGTATATGTTGTGTCGAAAGATGTTAAGTTGTTTGTAAGTGTGAGATTATCAGAGCTCAACAACACACTCGTTGTATGATCGTAATTACTACCAAGCAGTATATAAGTATATACATCATAATCTTTTGCCTCCTTATTAAGTGTAATTGGGGCTGAGAATGTCACATCAACTGGAGGATTACCAGACGCAAGATATATGTTAGTTATTGCAGGCGTACCAGATAGTGTCGTTGTCTGCATATACTGATTCTTATATGGATCGTTTTTATACTCGTCAAAGAAATTCTCGTAGTCAAGCGCCGTGAGTGGTTGTTGTAGGTTCCAGTTACTACCAACAGCTAGCATGTTTTTCTCTATAAAATAAATCGGAGAATCCTTAGAGTTCTGATTCTTAAACAGCCATCCCTTTATTGTAAACGATGTATCAGCTACTACTCTAAACTTATCGCTATATGTTGTCTCGGTTGGTGTAGTTAGTGATATATTCTCACTCCATATAACCTCTGATCTTACCTCAATGGTATCACCTGTACCAGTAGGCTCCTTCCAAGCCAGTACAATATATGGATTTGTATATGGCGCAAAGTTTGTTATAATCTGCTCTACATCCTGCATATATCTCCCAAGAATGGACATATTTATTTCCAGGTTAATAGGAGTTGGCATATCCATAGATATACTATCCTCCTCTGTTATATAGGAGTGTAATTTATTAAGCTTATTAAAGGCGCGCCCGCTATCATAACTAACGGATGTAAGATCAATAGTGACTACTGGTAGTGTAACGTTCTGAGCTTTGTTAACGATATCATACATTACACGCTGCTTTGGAGCAAACACATACCTAACCTCTACATCTTGCCTTACATTCTTATTTTTATCGTATCTTTTAATAACAGTGTCATCAAACGCGGCAATAAATTGGGTGAGAAGATCTTTAATCTCAAATGCATATGTATACTTTTTCACTAGTGTTTATATTTAATCTATAGGAACCTATTCAGAAAATACTTTGGTAACTTATGCTTGTTTTTTACAATGCTCTGAGCTATGTTACCATCTAAAATATAGGTTATACAATGATCGTCTTTTGATCTTATACCCCTACCACATGACTGAATTAACGAGCATATCATCTTATTAACATACCAGTCGTAGTCTCCCTTCATCAGCCTCTCGATCCTAACATCTTTTGTAGGTAAGAAAGGCGCCTTAACAATAATTTGAAACCTTGCTAGATCACCCTTAAGATCAACACCATGCGACATGGATGGAGATATTAATACTGTAGGCTCGTCGGTATTGGTATGTTGCTCTAGAAGCTCTTCGTTTCTTACACCAGGCTCTCTAAACAAAAACCTATCACCCTTAAGCGTACTCGCTAATGTACTGGTAATAGTATTGTTATGAGTATGTATGATACCCTTTTCACCTTTATGATGATCACATAACTCTTTAATTTGAACTGCAATTTTAGGTAGAAGCTTCTTCATTGTATAGTAGTTCAGCTTATATTTTGTGTTACATATAATAGGAGCGTTCTTTGGATCAAATGATGATTCAGCTTCGACGTATTTAAACCTATCAATACCTAACGACTTACAGAAGTTATCCGGATCTATAATTGTAGCAGACATAAGAATTACCTTATCAGCGTAATCAAATAGCCTGTGTGATAGCTTATTAACCTTAAGCGGCATAAACGTAACACCTAGTGTATCTTTTTCATGCACATATTCACTCTCAGTCCATGTATCTAATATAAGCTGTAGCGATCGTTGTGTGTTGATTAACTGCAGTAGTTTACCTTTTAATATTTTATTAGCTACTGGGTTAGAGCTCTGCTTGGAACTTATATCATCCTCTAAATCCTTAATAGCATCGTTTATCTCAACTACTAAATTACCTAGCCACCTCTCATGAGATTGTGTTGATATAAATGGTCTAACAGTAACACCACACTTTCTTAAATATGAATAATCAATCTTACATGTAAAAGCTTTTACTAATTGATCTTCTAACTCAGAAGCCTCATCACATATAATAACTTGCCTCTTTTTTAGATGCTCGGGTAGCGAAAAGAACATATTATAGTTAAGTGTATTAAACTGAGCAGTAAGCGCCCTATTCCTCTGATTATAATAAGGACAAATATCCTTCGACCAGCAGTCGTTCTTTAGACTATGTAGATGTACACATGGAGCAACATCTACAGAAAAGTTATCATCAACGGCACATTGATAGTTAGACTTACCTTTTAGTACTTCTACGTCATCGAAAAAGTCTTTATATTGATCTTGTAAGCTCTTTATAATCGTTAATGCAGTACAGCCGAATGCTTCTCGTTCAACAGGCTTATCTGTTTGCCTGTAAGCAACATACGACATAATTGATTCTCTAAAATCATCTGAACAGGTGTCTGCTACATTACCTACTGTCTTAGATATAAACGACTTACCGCTGCCTGTAGGAGCATTACATACGACAAACTTATAACCACCAGCAAAAGCCGCGTCTATATGCTTTAACAGCTTTACTTGCTGCTTATTTGGACTATAACCCTCAGGGAAGTTGTTAAGTAGGTTTGATATCACAAATTTATTATAGCTCGTCTTCGTCAGAAGTCAAGACATAAACCAAGTTATTGTATATTTTGGATTTACTAGAGGTATCTAAAAGCTTTGTCTGTAGAATAACCTCCTCACTCTTCATAATAGTAGATAGGTGGTAGTTAAGAGTTAATATATTACCGTCTGTATGTGTTAGGAAAGGGTATGGGACTTCATATTGTTTTGTTCTTTCTCCCACCTCTAAATACAGCCTTATATAATATTGCTTTAACTGGAATATTTTTAATATTCCCTTTCTGAGGATTTTCTTATCCGTTTTTATAATCACATTTTTTAATAAAAATGGCTTAAATTTTTCCGCTACTACCTCTAAACAAGAATTCATGTATTCATAAAGTTAAGTTTTTGCTCACCAGACATTGGATATATGTTATCATTAAAATACGTCCAGAATTCTTCATTGGCTGGAATTTGCTGAATTAACTCGCACTGATCCATGCTTATGTTTCTATAGTCCTGCATTAAAATATCCCATACTGTTACTACATTTTCAGCCGCCTCGTTTATAACCGGTGGGTGGGACGGTGAGTTATAGTTAAGACTTATTCTACCGTTTGTAGAGGTAAGTAAGCTGTGAGATTTTGTACATAGCATTCGCCTTGTAGGAGGAGCCCCTGGTTTTGGAGTTCTTCTTACAAATCTAACCTCACAGACATTACCCAAAAGTATGCTATCAAGCGTTGACCTCTGAACTCTCATCTTTTGGTTTACATATACCGAACACTCTATCCTCGTTCAAGAAGATACCACCTTTAATTTTTCCCCGACCTTCAACATCCATGTTAGCGACTGTAACGCCTAGATTGTTTGGGAAGACAACAATATCACCCTTTTTGGTGTATTTAACATTAGGTCCGATTAGTATAACTCTTGCCTTTCTCCAGGCCTTATTAACCGCGTTAGTTGGTACAACAATACCGTTTCTAACGAGCTCACCTTCATCGGTCTCATCAATATATTCAACTAAAAGAATATCATCAAATACGAATGTTAACTCAAAATCATCAATTCCAAAATCACCCTCACTATGCTTTGATAGATCGATTAGGCTTCTTGTTGGTGTTAACTTATCAATGCTTTCCTTTTGTCTATACTGAATGTTTTGAGCCATATAGTCTATTTATATAACTAACTATATAAATCAACATATTGCTTAAGCTCACGTATTGATATATTATTGTTCCTAGCCATAATAGCCAGATCTGTATCATCCTCTTTATCCTTCTTAACCTTTTTAATATAAGATATCTTCTTATATTTTAGTCTAGGTATTAGGTTATAATACAACCTGTATTGCTGTTGCTTATCATCAAAGAGACCTGAGTATTTGTTTAGTGTTTCGTTAACAAAGTTCGGTGTATCCTTACTATAAAAAGACAGCCATCTATTTAGCAGAAAGGGAACAAAGGCTGATTCACCTTCTTGATCCAGGTAACCTGCGTTATCTTTTTTTGAATAAAAGAGTTTATTTTGTAGCTGAAAGAAGTTCATACAATAATCTTCGAAGTCGCAACCCACTGATCTTTAACCTCAT